TGTCTTTCTCCCTGCATCGCTTGCGATCATATTGATCGCATTATTTGACAGGGTACTAAATGCAGCTCCTAACTGACCGTCCGTAACATCCTTGATCACACCTTCGGCTATTATCTTTCCAGATCGTCCAGTTACGACACCACCGTTTAGGTATGCAGCTATTGCCAGTCCGCTAGCCATACCAGTGATAGACGGATGGGGAATTCCTTTTCTCATTTTATTATTTCTCCTTTTCGGATTATTTCTGCGAACGTATGCCCGACGGGCTGTCTTTCGAACGCCGCCTTTCCTGGTGGATCGCCTGGTGCGTTTGGAAGCCTTAAAGGCCCTCCATCCCTTTTTGAAACCCATGCGGGCATATTTCTTAGGGAGTCCAGGCTTGGGCACATCCAACTCACATATGAGTAGCTACTTAAATTAAAGGGCCGTCCCTTTTCTAATTAATAGACGATGGGTTAAATCCTTCGCAGTTTGGACAGGGATATTGATTACCTGCTATGTAGTAGATCTTCCATTCATGTTTACACCTGGTGCATCTTAGGATCGCTTCCTTTTGATAATTACTCATTCTTGATCCTGGTATGGAGTCAGCTTTCTTCCGCAATCAGGACAACATCTATATTTCAGGTATTGCCACTTGCGAGCAGCTGTCATTTTCACGCTCAGATCTAAACCACATTCACAGATCATACTACACCACATATCTGACAACCATCTAAACCCTGTTTGCTTTGTGCGAAAAGATTTTCGTATGAATAAGATTCATTACAATTTGGACAGTTGTTAAAGCTACGCCAGAACGTTTTGCTTTCCCTGGTGCGTTCATAATGGAGCGACTGACAATCTGGGCAATGTGCCCCTACAATCGTAGTTTCTAACTTAGCATAACATAAAGGACATATTACACCAAAATAATAATCAGAGCAGACCTTAGTGAATAGTTCTGATCTGTTTACTCCGTTACCTTTCAGGAACTCCAATAATTTAATTGGAGCATTCACGCCAACCACTTTGGTGATTACCGTGTTACCTTCACTATCCGTTTTTTCAGGACGGCCAACCCGTTTTTTGTCACTCATCATACCACCAGTGTAGATTGGGGTATTAATTAATTGATATATTAATTCAAATTAAGTAAAATACCCCTCCAATCTCCAGATTACCCATCATATTATCCATTATAGAAAGTAATATTTATACCACACGGTTTTTTTAACCCAAAATAAGACGGCGTACTTACTACTATACTAATTAATTAACTAAATAATATATATAATATACTAAGCTTTTCCTTTTTTGAGAGTGGAAATAGGGGGTATTCTGTGTTTCTGAGGCTTTTAGTTTGCTTATTTCTGTAGTCCCATGCTTAAAACCTGCTCAGAAGTGCTTTTTGGGTGCTTATTGGTTGCTTCTGCGATCATGGGCAACATTTTAGAAGCCAACGCCTGGATATACCAGGGCTGTCCTGATAGATCCTGGGTGATATTATGCAACAAAGAAAGATTAGAACCTTCTTCAGAGCCTTTCAATTCTTTTGCGGCTGCTCCCATAGAACCAGCCCAGAATTTTTTAAGGCTTTCGCGCGCTTGTGGGAGCATAAACTCTTCGAAATCAATTAACATTTGTTCCCTGATTTTTTTAGTAATCACATCTAACGACATTAGGAGGGTTTCGTCAGATTCAGAACTCTTCAACCAGGACTCTATTTTTTTTTGAGTTTTCAAAGGGATCCAAATTGTATAAATTGTAAAATATAAAAAAAATGAAAGAATCCAGACCAAAAGAAATTGTTGATCTGTCATTAAAATAACTTTTCCTTGATATAATTAAGAGATACTTTGAATCCTTTTTGAAGCATGCACTGTAATATGTAAGCAGGTCCAAGAAACCAATACGCAGCACCCAAATTCTTTTTAGCACTGATAACACAATTTGCCAGGGACGTTTGAAATTCAGGTGATGTGGGTTCTAATACATCTTCTACGACTTCCACTATCGGATCTTTAATTTCGTCTTTAATCTCCTCTATAATATCTTCTGCTGTTGGTATTTCTAATTCCTGAAAATATTTTATAACATCTTCTAAAATCTTCAAGGCAACATCTGTCGAATGATAAAGAGAAGCCAGGACAACCGGTCTGGGTACATTCAGATCTATTGTGGGGATCGGTTCCGCCAGGGCTATTAACTTAGAAACTGCACTGGCTTTCTTATCGATCATAGAAAAACCTAACCAGGCACCGAAAATTATGATCGGTTGCATTACTGGGATCAACGCCTGGAGCCACCTGGTAAAATCGATGTTTTTCATGAGCTCTTCAAAATTATCTTCTTTCTTCATAATCTATATCCTGTAAGCATGCATGAGATGGATCCATTATTCGCGCTTTCTGTTGCCTGAATCTTAACAGTTGAATTCGGGGGTATAATGAATTCAAACATTTTGGGCTGATCTCCAGTATTATCAGCATCGACAACAAATTTTTCTACAAATAATGCCTGGCCATCTACATTGATCACGTAGCTCAGAACCTCACCCACTGAAATAGAACTCCAGTCTATACCCAGGGTGATCCGCGTCAGGTAAAAGTGGGAAGGGTTCGTATAGCTTAAGAGAGTGACAACAGAAGAAGTCAGGGTGTAGGATCCTGACCAGCCATATATATTCCCACCTTTTGCCCTTGAAATAGACTTAGAAGCGGCTAGGGTCATGCACGGTGAATCTTACCTGTCATAATTACGGACCAAGATGTACCACCGGAAGCCTGTCCTACCTTAAATTCAAATTTAGTGTGAGGAGGAATTATTAATTGAAGTGGTTGATCATCTCGCATATCCTGAGGATTATTATAGAGAGCCACGAAAACCTCAGCATTATTCATAAATATTTCCACATAACATACGTTGGTGGCATTTTCTGTATTGACAAACCCGATATAGTCAAAAACGGTGTAGTAATTACCAGTGGTGAAAAGCAATGCAGTAGTGTCGGCACTTCCAGCAGCGCTAGTGCTTACTCTAGCATATGCATAAGCATGATCACCAAGTACCGAAAGTCCCTTATTAGGACCCAGGAACGTTGCTATATTCTTTTTAGCCATTCATTAGATCTATTCGAAGTAAAGAGTGACAGATCCAGACGAAGCCGCCATACTACCGCCACCACTAATCTGAATTGCAATTTGTAGATCTATATTATTGGCATTGCCAATGGGAAATGCAACAGGGACGGAATTAAAACCGACTGCGCACGCTGCGTCAGCAGTGTCACCAGCTATTCCCATGATGGTAAAATTCTGTTCTGAAAAATCAGATCCAAGTAAACGACATACTACCTGAAATCCTTTTGCATTAAATCCGTCAATGGCACAATCGACCCTGCTGATCCTGGAAGAACCACCAGGCACTTGAATATTGCCCAGGTTAGAACTGTTCATATTGTCAGTCAAAGAAAAATATTCTTTGTCTGTAGGCGTGCTGTCAAACGATCTTTGTATTGTGGTTACCATTTAGAGTCTAAAGTAAAGCTTACTTCCTCCGAGTTTTAGTTGTGGAAACTGCCTGCGTGCGAATGCTCCCGCAGCCGCAACAAGTCCAGCAGTAACTAATGTCTTTCTCCCTGCATCGCTTGCGATCATATTGATCGCATTATTTGACAGGGTACTAAATGCAGCTCCTAACTGACCGTCCGTAACATCCTTGATCACACCTTCGGCTATTATCTTTCCAGATCGTCCAGTTACGACACCACC